GTTTTTCACCACGCTGCATGGACGCTTACGCAGGACCCGGATTCATACGTAAGCGAGCGAGATGAAACGTCTCCGCCCGGGTCCGCGCTGGGAGACCCCGGACCCGCCCGGAGTGGCCGGAAGCTATGGGCCTGCAGTCCGACGCTGGGCCAGGCGCGAGCTTCGGATCACCTTCGGCTACTGGCAGGCTCGTGCCATCGACAAGGCGCTCCGCCACGACCGCAAGGGCGACCTGATCCACCGCACGATCCTCTGGTCGACGGCCCGCCAGAACGGCAAGAGCGTCATCATCCGCGCCTTCTACGGCTGGCTGTTCGATGAAGGCCACAAGCTGCCGGCCTTCGCGCCGTGGAAGATGCTCCTGGCGGCGGCGCACGACGCCAAGCAGGCGCGCCTGATCTACGACGGCGTGTATACCGACCTCGACGCCATCCCGCGACTGACCAAGGGCCCGGAGCGCAAGCGCGGCGACAAGGGCGTGAAGCCGCCGATCATCCTCACCCGCCAGCTCGGCATCCGCTCCGAAGCGCTGTTCTTCGACATCGTGACCGCGGAGCCTGGTTCGATCCGCGGCAAGTCGGCCGGCGCGATCGCCTTCGATGAGGTGCTGACCCAGCGAGACTTCGGCATGTACCGCGCCCTCTCGCCGGCCCAGTCGGCCCAGCGCAACGCACTCCTGCTCCTGACCAGTACGGCGGGCATGGCCGACAGCGTCGTCCTGCGCCAGTTCTACGACCGCCTGCGGAAGATCGCGACCGGTGCGGAGGCGCCTGACCCGAGCTTCTACGGTGCGTGGTGGGAGTCGGAAGATCCGGATGCCGGCCTCGACTGGGTGCAGATCGGCCAGGCCAACCCGGCCTTGGGTGACGGCCGGCTGACTCGTGCCGCGATCCGCTCGGAGTACAACATCCTCCCGTCCGACTCGTGGCGTGGCGAGCGTCTGAACCACTGGATCGACGTCGTGGCGCCGGGAGCCTTCAACCCCCACGTCTGGGCGCAGCTCAGGACGCCCGATCCGCTCGCCGGACTCGACGGACCGTACGTCCTGGGTGTCGATGTCCAGCCTGGCTGGGAACACGCCACCGTCACGGTCGCCGGCGTCCGGCCGGACGGCCGCGTCGGCGTCCAGGTCTACCGGGAGCTTGAGAAGGTGACGGCCGACCAGGTCATCGAGGCCGTGCAGGGCTTCCCCGATCTGCTGCTCGTCCAGGCCGTCGTCTATGACTCCAACGCCGGCGGCGCGTCGGCCTTCGAACGGCACGCCGATGGCTCCTGGCTCCCCTGGCGGGCGCTCAAGCCATCGGAGGTGGTGGCGGCATGCATGGACGTGACCGAGATGATCCTGTCGGGGCGCCTGGCGGTCGATGATCCGCTGATCGACAGCCAGATCGCGCACACCGGGCGGCGGCCGGTCGGCGTCGAGGGAGCGTTCCGCTTCTCCCGCCATGCGTCCGAGGGCGCCATCGACGCGGTATTGGCCATGACTTTCGCCGCCCACGGCATCCTTTCTCTGCCCGGAGCGCCCCGTATAAGCTGATTTCATCCTATCCACAGGGTGTATAAGTGGTCGGTGGGGATCACGAGCCGCATTTCTGACCTTCTATTCGGTCAGCGCGACGCTCTCCCCCCGCCGGCGCCGATGATCGGCTTCGGCTCCGATGGCGGCGTCGCCCCGCCATCGGTCAGCTCGACCACCGTCCAGGGCTTGAGCGCGGTCTGGCGGGCGCTCGACATCCTGTCCAACGGCGTCAGCCAGCTCGACTGGTCCGAGCGCCGCGGCAACCTGGAGCTGCCGCCCAGCCGCCTGGTCCGCCGGCCCCAGGCCGAGCGCACGCGTCGCGAGTGGGTCACGATCGTGGTCAACACGCTCGCGCTGTACGACGTCTGCTACCTGTTGAAGGTCGGCGGCCTCGACAGCGAGGGCGTGCCGCTCGGCCTGTGGTATCTCCAGCCGATCCTGGTGACGCCGGTCACCCAGGACGTGTTCACGATCGACCTGCCCAACGAGTACTACCTGGCCGGCAAGCCGATCCCCCGCGACGCGCTGGTGATCATCCACCGCTCGCCGCAGCCGGGGATCTGGGACAACGTCGGCGGCGTCATCAACCTGGCGCGCACGATGTTCGCGTCGGCGATCTCGGCCGAGAATTACGCCAGCCGGTTCTGGCAGGCCGGCGGGTCGCCGACGACGATCCTGGAGACCGACGCCACGCTGCGCCCGGGCGTGTCGACCGAGATGCAGCAGGAGTGGCGCGAGAAGCGCAGCCGCGGCCCCGACTACGTGCCGATCCTGGAGGGCGGCCTGCACGCCAAGCCCTTCGGCGCCGACCCGACCGCCCAGGCGGCCGTCGAGGCCAGGCGCGAACAGGTCGCCGACATCGGGCGGTACTTCGGCATCCCGACCCGCATCTTGAACGCGCCGGAGGGCGCGACGCAGACGTACCACGCGTCGGAGGAAGCCAACCGCGACCTGGTCCGCTACACGCTCCAGAACTACATCGGGGCCATCGAGGACGCCGTCAGCGACCAGCTGCCCGGCGGCCGGAACATGGTCATGGACACGCGCCGCCTGACGACGGGCACGCAGCTGTCTACCGCCCAGGCACTCCAGCTGCTGACCGGTGGCAAGCCGGTCCTGACCCAGGTGGAGGCGCGTGACCTCCTGGACCTGTCGCCGCTGGAGGACTACAGCGAGCTGGAGCCGTTGCCAGCCGGACTGACCGTCGCCGCGCCTCCGGTCCAACCACCCGTAGGAGGTCCGTAAGTGGCGAAGCATGAAACGACCCAGGCCGAGCCGACCAGCGAGCCGGCGGACGACGATCCCCGGCACGTCGCACGCGCCGAGGAGCTGGCCCGACAACAGGAGGTGATCGATGCGGTCGCCGCCTGGAACAGCGGCGGCGCAGAGGCCGCCGCAGCCGAGGCCGCCGATGCGGACGCTTGAGGCGATCGGGTCGGTCCGATCGGTCGCGCCCGACTCTCGCGACATCACGGGCGTCGTGGCGCCGTACAACGTCCGTTCCAATCCGACCGAGCTGCTGTCAGGCTCCGGCGACATCATCACCGAGATCCTGATGGAGGGCGCGGCCCGGGATTCGGTCGCGGCCTGGACGAGCCGGACCGACGGGGCCCGGATGGCCTACAAGCCGGCGCACGGCGAAAAGCCGGTCGGCGTCGTGACCGATCTGGCCGACACGCCCGAGGCGATCAGCTTCCGGGCGTCGATCTTCGACACGCCGGCGGGCGACGAGTACCTGGCCAACGTCCGCGCCGGACTCAACGGCGTCTCGCCCGAGTTCATGCCCGACATGAAAACGACCAAGCGGATGCGCGACGGGACCGTCGTGCATCGGTCGATCAAGTTGCACGCCCTCGCCGGCTCCAACGCGCCGGCCTACGACGGGGCGCGTATCGCGCTCCGCGACATGGAGGATCTGATGACCGACAAGGAAACGCCCGCACCCGAGCCGCCGCCCACGCCCGAGCCGGAGCCGGAGCCGGCGCCGCCGGCCGCCCGTGGCGCCGTGCCACCGATCAGCGGGGCCGAGCGCGCCGCGGCCGAGCGGGCGACCGTCAGCCAGTACGCGTCGAGCATCACGATCACGCGCCCCGAGCTGGTGTACGGGCGCGACGCCGAGTACAACTTCATGCACGACCAGTGGAAGATCAGCGGGCGTTCGCTGCTCGACGGCAAGGCCGAGGCCGGCGACCGCGTCCGACGGCACGAGGCGCATCTGCGCGACGTGGCGGTCGCGATGGAGCGCGATGCCTACTCGCGCATCTTCGACCCAGGCCAGGCCGAGCGCGCCGGCGACGTCCTGTCGTCGGAGATCCCGGGCGCCTACCCCAATGACTACCTGCCGGGCCTGCTGACGCCGCGCATCCTCAAGGGCCGGCCGATGGGCAGCGCCTACCAGCGCGTGCCGATCAGCGACGCCCGCCCACGAGTGTTCCCGAAGGTGACCACGTCGGGCGTGGCGATCGTCCAGCCGGGTGAGGGCAACGCCGCATTCGGCGCGACCGACATCGCCACCACGGCCGTCACGGTCAACCCATTGATGTACGGCGCGTTCACCGATGTCAGCCGCCAGGCGCTCGACGGCGGCGACCCGTCGGTCCTCTCGATCATCTTCCAGGACCTGGTCGAGGCGTACAGCCAGACCAGCGAGGGCGCGATCAAGACAGCGGTCGAGGCCGGCGCCACGGCGTCGGGCGTCGCAGCGCTGATCGCGACGCCATACGCCGGCACGCTCGCCAACGTCGTCAACTACTTCGGCGTCCGCTTCCGCCCCGCCGAGTACGCCTTCTTCCCGCCGGCCATCTACACCACGCTCCTCGCCCAGGCCGACACGACCGGGCGTCCGCTGATGCCGATGCTCGGCGCCATGAACAGCGACGCCACCGTCCAGGGCGGCGCCGTCGCCGGCAACATCCTGGGCGCACAGGCTCGCCTGTCATGGGCATCGACGGCCGCCACGGCCGTCTTCGGCGTCCCGCAGGACTACGTGATCTTCGAAAGCTCGATCGCGCAGTTCACGTACGACCAGGTGGTCGGTCCCCAGGCCGTCCGCGTGGGCCTGTGGGCCTACCTGGGCGTCGGGGCGCGTCTCGGCTCGCTCAAGATCCTGATGACCTAACCCCAGCATGGCCGATCAGCTCTGCACCACGGCACAGGTCAAGGCCCGTCTTGGCGTCTCCGACGCCGTTGACGATGTCGTGCTGTCGGAGCTGATCGACCAGCTCACCAGCTGGATCGAGGGTTACACCGGGCGCAAGCTCGTGCCCGAGCCGGCCGCCACCTACACCTTCGATACCGTCGCGGGGGGTGTCCTTCGCATCCCCCGCGGCATCCGGACGATCACCAGCATGGGCGTCGCCACCAGCCACCAGCCGGACACGGGCGGCGTGTACACGACGATCCCCGCGGCCGACCGCCTCCTGCGCCCGCTGCCCGAGGGCAACAGCATCGGCTGGCCGTTCTTCCAGGTCTGGTTCAGCCGCGCATCCACGGCGCTCGTGCACGCCTTCGGCAATTGGCAGAACGGCGCCACGATCACGGGCGACTTCGGCTTCGCGCTGACGCCGCCCGACATCCAGTCGGTCGCGATCGACGGCGTCGTGGCCGCCTACCAGGCGATGAGCGACGGCGCCAGCTCGGTCATCGGCGCCGACGCCCTGGCGATCCCGCCGTGGAAGGACTACTTCGGCATCGGCTCGCCGCAGCGCAAGGTGCTCGACAGCTACCGCTACTGGGCATTCGCGTAGTGCCCGACATGTACGGCATCAGCCAGGCGATCGCGGCACGTTTCGCGCCGGGGCTGGTGACGCCGCCCGCCGGCATGCAGAACATCCGCAGCTCGACCGCCGGCGACCCGGCGCGGCCGATCCAGGCGATGCCGCCGCTGCCGGCCATGATCGTCACGCCGATCCGGGGCCAGCGCGACCTGTCGCGCAACACGACCCGGATCTTCGATCACTTCTTCGAGGCCAGGTTCTACTACGCCCAGTCGGGCGACATGGCTCGCGACCTGGCTGCGCTCAACAAGTGGGCGACCGTCCTGGTCGATCAGCTCCGGGGCGCCGTGCAATTCGCCGGCACGATCCCGTACGTCACCCGCGCCAGCGTCGACGGCTACCACGTCGGCTACCTGAAGTTCGCCGACAAGGACTATGGCGCGATCATCTTCGACATCGGCGTCCAGACATCCGAGCCGTGGGCGGCGACCGCGTGAGCGAGTTCACGATCGACCACGCCGACTTCGACAAGGCAGCCAATGCCCTGGTCGATGCCAACTTCAAGCGCCTGGCGGCGTCGGCCATCAACCCGGCGCTCCGCAGCTCGGCCAACCTGGTCCGCAAGAACGTCCGCGCCGCGCTGAAGCCGCACAACCGGACCGGCAAGATGCGCGACCACGTCAAGGTCCGCGTCCAGGGATCTGGCCTCGCGATGACCGCCGGCATCCGAACCACGGGCGCCGGCTCCAACCTGGTCATCGGCGGCGCCAAGCCCCACCCGATCCCCGGCGGCGACAAGATCATGCCGATCTGGGGCGGGCGCAAGAAGGGCGCCGGCATCGAGGGCTTCGCCCGCAGCATCGGCATGCACCCAGGCTTCCGCGGCGACCCGTTCTTCAAGCGCGGCGTCGTGGCGTCGATGGCCGGGATCAACCAGAACGTCGCAACGGCAGCCGAGAAGATGGCCGAGCTGCTGGCCGAGGCCATGAGGAAGGGGTAGGACGATGCCAGGCACCCAGGTATTCACGTACTTCAACGTCGGCAAGGAGACCGCGCACGGCACGCCGGTCGCCCCGACGCGCCAGCTGTACGGCACCGGCACCGGCATGTTCGATGTCAATGCCGGCCTCAACTTCCACGAGAACGAGAACACCGGACGCCGCTACCGGACGCGCCGGGTGACCCAGACGCTGCTCGACGTCGGCTTCAAGTTCGCCAGCGATTCGGGGACCAGCTACGACGACCTGGTCATCCCGTTCAGCCAGATCAGGGGCGGCCAGACGGGCGCCGGCGCCGGCGCCGACAAGACATGGACGATGACGCCGGCGCCGACCGCGCTCAACAATCCCGAGTCGTACAGCATCGACGCCGGCGACGACATCCAGAATTGGCGCCTCCAGTACGCCCAGCTCCTGAGCTTCAAGATCGCCGCCGCGCTCGGCGACGTCACGTCGCTCGAGATGGAGGGCTTCGCCCAGAACGCGGTCAAGGGCGCCAAGGCGACGCCGGCGATCAACGCCAGCCTGAAGATCCCGGGCGAGCTGTGGACGATCAAGTTCGCGACCACGATCGCGGGCCTGACCGGGGCGACCGTGGTGCCCAACTTCCTGGTCGCCTGGGAGCTGGAGGTGATGACCGGGCTGCAATGGCGCCACTACATGGACGGCGGGCTGTTCGGCGCCCAGTCGGTCGAGACCGACATCGCGTGGAAGCTGACGCTGACCGCCGAGAGCCAGGCGCTGACCGTCAGCGAGTTCTACGACAAGGCGCTCAGCCAGGCGATGGATTTCATCCGCCTCCGTGCCCAGGGGCCGGTGCTGGGCGGCTCGTTCTACAGCGCGCAGATCGACATGCCGGTCCTGTACGAGGAGCCGGAGATCATCAGCGCGGAGGACAACGGGATCAACCTGTGGAAGGTGGTCGCCCACGGCTCCGACGACGGCACGAACGGGCTGATCCCGGTCATCGTCAACAGCCTCGCGGCGCTGCCGTGACGATCCCGACCGCGCTGTACATCGTCGGCCTTGTGCTCGCCCTGGCCGAGGAGTTCCGGGCACAGGGCCAGTCGCTCGTCGCGTACGCCGCGATCGCGATCAGCGTCGGCCTCCTGTGGGGCGTCTGGGCGTGAGCGTGGTCCGCGTCCTGAAGCCGAAGGCCGCCCCCCGGCCGGCGCCGCGCACGGTCACGGTCGAAGGCAAGGGCGAGTGGGCCGGCTGGCATCTGACGGCGCGGGCCGACTTCCCGGCGCAGATCATGTTCGACCTGGAGCTCGCCGACACGTCGAGCGTCGGCGACCTGGTCCGCGTGTTCGCCACGTTCGACCGCCTGATCCTCGACCACAACATGCCCGACATGGACGGCAACGTCGCCGCCCACCTGGCCGAGGTCGATCCCAAGGAAGGCGCCGTGTACATGCTGGGGGAGGCGCTGACGGCGATCGGTCGCCTCCCCCCGCGTTGAGGGCCGCCCTGTTGCGCTACCAGGATGGCAAGGCGGTCCGCCTCCCCCACCGTGTCCTGGTGCACCTGGTCGCGGCCCGCTACGGCATGACACCCGATGCCGTCCGGCGCTGGCCGGCTGATGACTTCCGTGACGCCGTCCACTTCCTGGGGGTGACCGGTGGCACCTGAGGTCGATCTGGCGCTGGTGCTCAAGGCCCGCGACCTGGCGAGCCATGAGGTCGCCAAGCTGCGCGGCGAGCTGGACGCCACCAAGAAGTCATCGGGCGGCCTGGGCGGCGCGCTGGGCACGCTCGCCAAGGTCGGCATCCTGGGCGCCGTCGGCGCCGGCGTCGCGCTGGTCGGCGTCCTGGGCGAATCGGTCAAGGCCGCGATGGATGACCAGGCGAATATCGCCAAGCTCGACACGGCGCTCCGGACCAACGTCAAGGGCTACAAGGGCAACGAGGAGGCGATCGACGCGCTGATGGTCAAGCGCGAGGCGCTGGCCTTCAGCGAGGACGAGCAGCGGGCGAGCCTGGCGCAGCTCGTGACCAAGTACAAGAACGTGGACGAGGCCGAGAAGATCCAGGGCGTGGCGATGGACGTCGCCCGCCTCAAGGGCATCAGCCTGGCCGACGCCACGACGCTGGTGTCCAAGGGCATGGACGGCTCGGCCAAGGTGCTGAAACAGCTCGGCATCCAGCTGCCCAAGAACGCCACCGAGCAGGAGCGCCTGACGGCGATCCAGAAGAAGGCCGCGGGCCAGGCCGAGGCGTACGGCAAGACCGCGGCAGGCTCGCAGGAGGCGTTCAACATCGCGCTGCACGACGTCAGCGCGCAGCTCGGCGACATGCTGCTGCCGATCCTCACGACGTTCTTCCACTTCCTGGTCGCCAACGTCCTGCCGATCGTCCATACCGTCGTCGCCAACATCAAGAAGTGGGTGAGCGAGAACCAGCCGCTGATCAACCAGATCATCAACCTGTACAGCGACTACCTGAAGAACCTGGTCGCCGTGGTCTCGACGCTGGTCGGCTGGCTCGTCAGCGTGTTCACGACCATCTCCAGCAACAAGACCGTGCTGGCCGCGGTCGGTATCGCCTTCCACGTCATCGCGACCGCCGTCGGCCTCGTGGTCGATGCGCTGCGCCAGCTGTTCACCTGGGCCGGCAAGGCGATCGACATCCTGAGCCATATCCACATGCCGAACATCAGCCTGCCCAGCTGGTTCCCCCACTTCGCGGCCGGCGGCATCGTGCCGGGGCCGATCGGCGCGCCACAGCTGGTCATCGCCCACGGCGGCGAACGCGTCCAGCGCCCAGGTGGTGGCGACAAGATCACGTCATCAGGCGGCTTCACGATCCAGGGCGTCAGCGAGCGCGACATCATCGACATGGTCGATCGCGGCCTGTACTTCCGACTCCGGCGCGAATCGCCCGTCCCGGCGCGGCCCTGATGCCGATCGCCGGGGTCATCGCGACCCAGCTGACGACGGGCGCGGGTCATCCCTACATGCTGACCGTCGGGGGCGTCGATGTGATCAACGACCCCGCCCATCGCTTCGCGGTCCCGCTCGACAGCATCAGCGTCGAGGAGGCGGCGCCAGGCAGCGTGTCATCGATACGCTTCCATATCGAGGACTATGCGCTGCGCGTCCAGATCAACCCCGGTGATGAGGTGCGCTTCTTCAACGTCACGACGGGGCGCCCGATCTTCCTGGGCTACGTGCAGGCGTACACCGTCAGTCCGGCCTTCGGCGAACAAGGCCGCCTGTTCGACGTCGGCGGGACCGGGATCGAGGCCGTCCTCGACTGGGCGATCCTGCCCGGCACGCTCACCTTCGGGGCGAACACGAACCTTGCGAGCGCGATCCAGTCGGTCGTCGCGGGGGCGACGGGTCTGGGCGAGATACGCGCCGTGACGGGATCGGGGCCGTCATCGCAGGCCGCCCCGATGGGCGGGAACACGCCGAACCTGATCGGTGCCGTGACGATCCCCGCCGGGACGTCGGTCCGACAGGCGATCGCGACGCTCATCGGGGCGTGTCCCGCCCCGCTGATCGGAGCCTGATCCATGCCGCTTGCCGCTGTCATCGCGACGCTGCCGATCCATCGCCCCTATGCCGGCATGGCCTGGGTCGTGACCGTGGATTTCTGGCGCGGCCTCAGGCTGTATCCACAGGACCAGACAGGGGCCGTGACCGCCGACTATGGCTCGATGACGCTTCTCGATGACATCAGCGGCACGCCCGCCGAATCACTGCAGTACGGCATCGAGGCGGCGAACGTCCGCGGCGTGTTCGTCAACGGGACGGGCGTCAGCGCGTTCGTGACCGACGGCTCCGGAAAGGTCGGGCCGATCAACTACGTCAGTGATGCGACCATCGACACGCAGGCGAAGGCGACGAACTACGCGACCAACGTGCTCGCCGGATACGCCGTGCCCATCCGCGGGCAGCTACGGCGCGAGTCGTGGCTCCCGACGCTCGATATCCATCCCGGATCGAGCCTGTTCCTGACCGACGCCCGTCTCGGCATCGTCAACGTCGGGCGGATCATCACGAACCTGTCCAAGACGTTCGAAGGCGGCAAGCTCGAGACGTGGGTCGTCGCCTTCGGCGGGAATCCGCCGTCAGTCTCGACGCTGATCCGCAAGCTGACCGCGCAGCCACGCAGCTGAAGAAGGAGCCAGAGCCGTGCCCGAAAGCATCGTCAACGTCACCGAGGGGAGCGGTAAGCTCCTGCACACCTTCCAGCGCGTGATCGGCTCCAACACAGTCGAGGACGAGGTCACCCTGCAAGGTGAGCCGTACCTGGCGTCCTACACGACCCGCGGCTACGCCGTCTCGATCGCCGCAACTAGCCATCTGTTCCAGCTGATGGCCGGGCCGACGCTGAAGGTCTACATCCGGCGGATCAGGATCACGCAGGCCGCAGCCGCGACGACGGCGGGACTTGCCACCTTCGGCATCGTCCGGCTGACGAGCGCGGGGACGGGCGGGACGGGCATCGGCGGCATCCAGCTGGAGCCGACCGACCCCGGATCGGGCGCGGCCGGTATGGTCGCGCCGACCGTGGCCGGGACCATCTCGCTGGAGGTGATCCGGCTGCGTTCGCTCATGAGTGGTGCAGCGACGACGACGGGCGGGGCGGATGGCCGCATCGAGTGGACGCAACAGCCCGGCCATAAGGCGCTGATCATCGCCCCCGGCATCGCGAACGGCATCGCGATCCAGAACCTGACCGCGATCGCGGGTGCGCAAGTGGACATCATGGTCGACTTCGCCGAAGCGAACTTCTGAATGCCGCTCGACCCGGCGTCCGCGGCGCTCTACGCGCTGGTCGCGATCTGCCTGGTCCTGATCGGGGCGATCCTGACGCCGGGGTCGGTCGGCATCAACGAACGCGGCGCGCTGCTGGGCGGGATCGCCGCGATCCTGCTGGCGATCGCCTGGCGCGCACGACAACGAAGGGAGTGACCCGATGCCACGAGGCTATCCGTACGGCAAGGTGCCGACATCCAAGGGGACCGTGATCTCCGAGCGGTTCGAGACGCCGATGGTCTGCTGCGGCTACTGCTCGACCCAATTCGCGGCGCGGGCGTCGAGGGCCGGGATCAGCTCCAACGGCAAGGTCGAAGGGCACAAGATCCGCGCCGCCGGCGGCCGGCCGCACAACGCGGGGTCGAACAGCCTGGAACAGCGCACGGGCGCCAAGAAGGCGCTCAACGTGACCCTGACGGGCATCGCCAAGTCGGCCGTCCTGGCACGCGTCAAGCAGGGTTTCGCAGTCACGATCAGCATCCAGTACCGGCTGCTGCCGGCGTACCTGAAGGTGCAGACCAACGACTTCGGCCATTGCGTGACGCTGTACGGCTACCGCGTCAGCGGCAACACGGCCTACGTCGGCGTGTTCGACCCCTTGTGGAGCCAGGCCAGCCAGGGCACCTGGGCGCGCTGGATCGACATCGACCAGGCCCTGTGGTCGGGCGGCCACAACACGACCACGATCAAGAGGTGATCCGATGACAGACGAGCGCGACCTGGGCACGATCGAGGCCGACCCGGACGAGCCGGAGACGTCGATCGCAGAGGACGACATCGATGAGGGCGAGGCCGACGACGAGCGCGACGTCGGCGTCGGCACCGATCCCGACGGGGCCTGACCTTACCCCCGACCTTACCCCCGCACCCCCGGATTTACCCCATCAATGACGCCCATTGGCGCCCGCGCCATAGGGTGTGTTGAGCACGAATCACCAGATTTCGTGCGTGGTGCACCCGTCTGGGGGACTGGTGGTCGTGGGTTCGAATCCCGCCGCCCCGACCAATTCCTGAGCACGAATGGTGCCCCGAGAGGGCAGTCATGGGTCCGACCTTACCCCCGACCTTACCCCCGCGAGGGGTCTGGGCCATACGATGGAGCCGGGTCCGACCCGTTCGCCGGCTGGTGGCCTAGACACCCCTGGCCTGGTGGAGCGGGTCGGACCCGTCGGATCTAGTGACGTGCCAGCCGGCTGCCGGCGAGGTCGGCCAGCTCGCGCGCGGCCTCGTCACTCAGGTGGTGGTAGACGTCGGCCGTGACCGACACGCTGGAGTGGCCCAGCGACTTCGACACCGCCGCGATGTTGGCGCCCTGCTCGAGGAGGCCGGTCGCGTAGGCGTGGCGCAGGTCGTGCCAGCGGAAGTGGGGCAGGCCCAGCCGGACCAGCATGGCCCGCCACTGCGCTGACACCCGGTCACCGGCGAGCGGATACCCGGTGGCATCGGTGAACACCAGCCCCGCCGTATTGCCGGACCAGGCCGTGCCGGCCAGGAGCTGCTGCTGGCGCTGGATCGTCCGCCAGTGGGCGAGCTCGCTGCCAAGGACCGACGAGAAGCGGACCGCGCGCCGGCTCGTCCTGGTCTTGGTCTCGGCGAGCTCACCGTCGAACCGGCGCAGGGCGCCCGTGACCATCACGGCACGATCCTCGAAGTCCACGTCGATCCAGCGCAGGCCGAGCGCCTCGGACTGGCGCAGCCCCGTCATCGTCGAGAGCATGAACAACGGCCGGAACCAGCCGTCGGAGTCCAGGCCGTCTGCGATCGCGCGAAGGTCGGCGGTCGAGGGGATGGGGTAATCGGTGCCGAGCCGACGCTGACGGAGGCCGGCCGCGGGGTCGATCCCGAGTGCCACGTTCGTCGTCACCCGGCCATCGCGGACGGCCTGGGCGAGCGCCTTCGAGATCGTCGTGCGGACGATGCCGAGGGTCCGTGGTGCGAGCGGACGGCCGAACCGCGACTTCCGTCCGCGGAGGTCGTGGTACATGGCGCGGACGTGGTCGGGCGTCAGGTCGATGAGGCGCACCCCGTCGAGCGTCGGGCGGATGTACAGCTCGACGTTGGAGCGGTAGAGCTCGATCGTGTTCGGCCGCAGGGTCAGGCCGTCGAGCCAGATGGTGAGATACGCGCCCAGCGTCAGGCGTCGGTCGAGGACGAGCGGGATCGTCTCGACGGGCAGTCGCAGCAGTGCCTCGATGGTCGGGGCGTAGACCGAGCGGCGGCGGCCGAGGGCATCGTGATAGCGGCGCTCGTAGGTGCCGTTGGACCGGCGGCGGATGCCGGCAGGCAGGACGTCGAGCTTCGCCGACCGTCGGACGGGCGGATGGGGATTCGGCATGGTGGACTGCCTCGCGGGCGGGTGGCCTAGACCGCACCAGTCTACTCCCGGTCGCGTCAAGGTGAAAAGCGGGCGTGATTGGGCGGACCCGTTGACCCGTCGACGGACCGGGCGTATCCCATGACTCCCTGAAGGCGAGGAAGGAGTACGGGGATCGATGAATCTCGACCGTGATCTCGCGGTCAGTCCGCGGTTCGTGACGATCAAGGAGGCGGCGCGCTACCTGGGTTCGGGTGAGACGTTCGTCAAGGAACGTATCCGCGCTGGCGACCTCGAATCGGTCCAGCTTGGCGCAGGCAGGCGCGTCGTGTTCACGTCGCTGATCGCCCTTGGTGATCGCCTCGTCGCAGAACACCGCGCCGCAGGTTGATCACGTGAAAGGCCAGCTGGGCCTGTCCACGCCCTGGGCGCGCCAGGCCATCCGAGAGCCGCTGCGCAGCGAGCTGCGCGCCCTGGTGCCCGACGACTGGACGGTCGGCGTCAGCGTCCAGGGCGACCACAGTCGGGTGATCGCCTGGGCCAATGACGATCTGCTCGGCCGCTACGCCCTGCATATCGTCCGCCATCGCGACGCCGAGTCAGCCATCCGGATGGTGATCGCCTGGATCGAGAGCGCCTACCAGGACGGCGTGCCCAGTGCCTGATCAGACGATCCCCGACCGCCTCAGGGACTACACCGATGTCAAGGAGCGGATCGGCCTGTTCTACAAGGCGCACCCAGACGGCCGGCTGGTGACCGATCGGGTCGAGATCTGGCAGGACGACGACATCCCCAGAGTCGTCGTCCGCGCTCTCGCCTATCGGTCACCAGACGACACGCTGCCAGGTACCGGCTGGAGCTGGATGGTACTGCCTGGCACGACCAGCTTCACCCGCGGCAGCGAGATCGAGAACACCGAGACGAGCGCCTGGGGGCGCGCCATCGGCTCGCTCGGCATCGGGATCAGCAAGGGCATCGGCTCGGCCGACGAGATCGTCGCCCATGAAGGCCAGCAGGATGCCCAGGCCGGCGACGGCTCGCTGATCGGCACGGTCGCCAAGGGCCAGGACCGCGAGACCGACATGGGCCTCAGGATCTCGCCCGGTGGCGACTTCGTGGGCTTCAGCCTGCACCAGGGCACGGGCCGGCTGAAGGTGGTCGCGGTCGGTCCCCTGGCCGGCTGGCTGGCACCGCACCTGGAGAAGCTGATCGACCAGCGCGTCACGGTCTGGGGGCGCATCGAGATGGTGCCCTGGAGCAAGGGCGGCCGTGACATGCGGCCCTATCGACGGCTGATCCTGGAGCGCATCCAGACGCCCGATTTCATCCTGCCGGCGACCGTGGCATCCCCCCCGGACACGGTCGCCGGCGAAGCCGTGCCCGAGCCGCTGGGGCTGACATGACCGAAGCGAGAGAGCCGGAGACGGAGGCGGGACGACGCGTTCAGCGTTGGATCGTAGAGGACAACTACACATCGGACGCAGCAGTGCTTGACGCGATCCTCGCCATCGAGCGCGAAGCCGCCGAGAAGGCGCTGCACTCCGCGGCTCGCATCATCGCCACGGTCTCGCTGCCACGCGGATCGGGCGCACAGGTGACGCGGCGGTTCCTGCTCGGGCTGCTGGACGACGCCATCCTCGAAGGAGCATCCGAATGACCGCTGATGACACGCGGGAGGCGCTGGAGCGGCTGGCGGACGCTATTTCAGGAGAACGTCGCGACTGGCACGAGGTGACCGTCCGGCCGGATGACATCGCCGCCGCCCTCGCCGCAGCCCGTCGTGACCCCGAGCCGGTCGCGTCGCCGGATGCGGCGTGGATGCACGGGTCGCCGTCGGTCGAGGCACGTATCGCGGACATAGAAGCCCACGAAGCCGCCATCCGGGGCACGGAAGCCGGACTGGACGTGGAGCGGCTGGCGCGGGCACTGAACTCGTTCGGGTGGGATGGCTTGGCTCGTGGCCGCGTGACACCGGAGGAAGCCGCCGCGGCCACAGCTCGTGCCTACGCCGCAGACAGCGAGCCGTCGTGACCACCGAGCCTGAGCTGTTCGCCGGCTATCGCCGCGGGCGCCACTACGCCGCGCCGTGCGCGTGCGGCGTGATGATCCACGTCCCGACCGTCCGCAACGAGCAGAAGCTCATGGACGCGATCGACGCGCACGACAAGACGACGGTGCACCTGGCCTGGCGATCGTGGCGCCAGGCGCTCGATGAGGTGCGCGCCCGTGATCGCTAGGGCATTCGGCTGCCTGGTGCTGATCGTGTTCGCGGCGGCGATGCTGTATCTGGTGTACGCCGTCGTGCACCTGGCGACGCGCTGGGTATGAGGATCAGGGCCGTCCGACCCGACTTCTGGTCCGACGAGACGCTGGGCCATCTGCCAGATCCCGTGCGCCTCTTCTACATCGGCCTGTGGTGCGTCAGCGACGACGCCGGCTGGTTCGAATACCACGCCGCGCAGCTCGGCGCCGCGCTCTACCCGTACAGGCCCGTCAGGAGCCGTGAGCGCGACATCGAGCGGTACATGGTCGCCCTGGTCGAGCTGGAGCGGATCGTCCTGTATCCATGCGGCTGCGGCTACATCCCGACGATGGCGCGCCACCAGGCGCTGGGCGGCCGGCCGTCATACGCCATTCGCGACAAGCACAAGAAGCACGATGTACGGACTAATACGGACGCGTCCGTACCACTACGGACAGCGGAAGCCGTAGAGATAAGGGGGGATAAGAATCGGGGGGGTGCGGGGGGGGATTGGGCCGAGAAGGTCGAAGCCATGCGTGTCAGGAGTCACGAGGCATGATCGACCAGGCCGTGGGCTTCAAGGTGCCGGTCGTCCTGGCTGATGACGACTGTCGACTGGTTCGGGAGTTCGCGGCCAGGGTCGACGTCACCGCTCGTCAGCGAGGCTGGCAACACAAGTGGACGCCACCAGGGACCGACATGGTCGCCCAGGCTGCGCATGGATACGGCGCCGAGCTCGCCGTCGCACGACTCACCGGGCTATCGTGGAACAGTCGGGTCCTCGATCGGAACTACTCCAAGCGACACAAGGTGCCGGATGTCGGTCAACGAGTCGAGGTGCGCTGGTCGGGCTACGAACTATGGTCGCGGTCGAACGATCAAGACGCGTGGCTCTACGTCCTGGTGTCGGGTCGGATGCCGCGCTACGTGATCAACGGCTGGATCGAAGGCAACGAATTCAGGATCGAACGCTACTGGCGCGAGGGATCGCACGGACGTCCACCAGGCTACATGCTGCCGCACACCGACCTTCGTCCCTTGCCGCTACCAATCGACGCATGACAGACAAGTCATTGCGCTATGGACGTGATTGGGCTAAGCGCAGACAGATCGTCTTGCAGCGTGATGGCTATGTGTGTTGGCTATGCCATCGCGATGGTGCGGACTCAGTGGATCACGTGGTCAGGATCACTGATGGTGGTACGCATGACTACGCGAACCTCAGGGCTGCCCACCTCCGATGCAACATCGTTCGATCAGCACGCATGAAGCGACCACGCGTACGCCTCAAGCGTGCCCTGGTCCGCGCTCGGCTCAGTCGATGGGGCTAGGTGGGGGTCGGTTTTTCACCACGCTGCATGGAC